CAAGAAGACTAAAAAATTCTGTGAGTTCTGGAGATTTCATTTATCATCTTTATTTTGATTCTTGATTAATTTCGATAACTCCGCTGTTGATCCTACAAATAATGCATTTGTGACATTAGTAGGCCCTTTGTTTGGATCTTGTTCAAGATCCTTCATCTTTTGTTGTAAGTCAATGAGTTTGTCTGTTGTATCTGCAACCGCTTTGATTGTGGTTGCAGCAACTTCATATGCTCTCGCAGAGTCTGACTCCTGAGCCAACTCTAATATACCATTTACTGCTTCCTGTCCCTTTTCAACAAGAGAATATAAATTAGCACGACTATATTCGTAGTCTTTTTCAGAGTCGTTTTGATCACTCTTTTTTAGTTGATTCTTTCGAGGTTCAATCTTATTGTTTTCAACGACCTCTGTATCAACGTTAAGTGCTTCCTCGATAGAATCAAAATTTTTCATAACTCTCCTAGATGTCT